AATGAATAAGAAACAAACAATTAAGGCAGCAAAGATAATGTTAGCGTGGGCAGAAGATGGCGCAGAGCTTGACATATTTTTAGGGTCTGGTGACAAAGTAACCACCGACAAATACGACATCAATATATCATGGAATTGGGAAAAACAAGAATACCGCATAAAACAAAAGCCCCCACTAGAAGAGGCTTTGTCAGAGGTTGAGCTAGTTAGAGACTTCGCAGAAGAACAAAGAATATTAACACCCATCAGGCCCAATATTGATAACACAATAAACCTAATAAAACAAGCAATGGAAGAGCGTGAAATTCAGCCCAAAGCAAATTGATTACCTAACCACTAGTAATCATGACTTTAATATATCTACTGGCGCTATACGTTCAGGCAAAACATACGTACAGATAATAAGACTAATACACTTTATCTGGAAAGATGCTGTTCGAGGGGAATCAATACTTGTTATAGGGCGTACATTATCTAGCATAAGGCGTAACTTTTACAATGACCTATGGAAGATGATAGAGGCAAACGAAGATGTAAGTTTATGGGAAAAGAAACTCGCGCCTGATTTAGAGATAAAGTTCAAACCCTTAGACATATCGCTTGTATTCGTTGGTGCTAATGATGAAAGCGCAGAAAGTAAAATACGTGGTATGACATGCCAAGCCGTATTTGGTGATGAGGTTACACTATGGCCACGCAACATATTGACTCAATGTATTGGTAGAGCATCCGCAGGGCCGAGATACAAGTTTTTTACCTGCAATCCAGACAGACCAACACACTATTTTAGAACTGAAATAATAATGAATAGTGACCTCAATTTAGGGCTGTGGAATTTCACATTAGATGATAACCCTTCCCTGGCACCTGAGTACATAGAAACCATTAAAAACTCATTTACTGGCGTAATGTATGACCGTATGATACTTGGTAAATGGGTTGCTGTTGTAGAGGGTGCCGTATTCCACGCATGGGACCGTAAAATTAACCTGGTAGACAAAAGACGGCCATACCACAACGGGGCTGAAACTATTATTTGCTGGGATTTCGGCGTATCTGACCCTACGGCCATTATAGCTTTTCAAGTATTCCAGGTAGACAAAACAGCGGACAATACCAGGGGCCTTAAAATATACGTCATAAACGAATACCAAAACCATTCCAAAGACGCCGCACACTATGCAGATGTTGTTAACGGATGGGGGTATGTTGACCCGACTCACTATGGCGACCCTTCCGGCGGTGCCAGAGAATCGGATTTAAGTAGTTGGGTGGCTAGGCTTAAGCTGCATGATATACACATACGCTTTCCAAGGCGTTACAGCATCGCCGAACATGTCAACAACGCTAATTTATTCTTACCTTACTTCAAGATAAATGAACAGCAAAACCCGCTATTCGTAGAAATGATTGAAAACTGGTCATATCCACTAGACAAGGATGGAAGAGTAAAAGAGGGGGAAAAACCCGAACATAACGAATATAGCCATTTGGGAACCGCTTTATATTATGGTATTTCTGGACGCTTTCCGCATCGTGGGCCATTCAAAATAGTTGTACAATAAGCTTGACAAACAAGCAATAAAGTGCTATAATATACCAAACAAAGACTGGAGTATAAAACATGATTAAAAAACTGATTGAAGAGATTCTAGAAAAAGAGATTAAGGAAATGCTTGGTGGTGAACCAAAAGAAATAACCGAAAAGCCCTCATGCTTAATTGGTCAAAAGGTTATTGTGAGATGTCGAGACGCTGGAGTTCATTATGGAACGCTTGTATCTTATGACGGTCGAGAGGCTGTATTAAGAGACTCGCGTCGCATGTGGTATTGGACATGCAAAAAAGGACATACTTTGTCGGGGTGTGCAATACACGGCATATCTGATTCTAGTAAAATAGCGGGAAGGCTAGAGGCTATCATTCTCACGGAAACATGTGAAATAATCAAATGTACAAAGGAAGCATCTGAATCTATAGAAGGTGCGGAAGAACATAATGCAACCTAACGGAGACGGAACCGGAGACGGAACCGGAGACGGAAACGGAGACGGAAACGGATACGGATACGGAAACGGAACCGGAGACGGAACCGGAGACGGAAACGGAGACGGATACGGAACCGGATACGGAGACGGAAACGGAGACGGAAACGGAAACGGATACGGAAACGGATACGGATACGGAAACGGAGACGGAAACGGAAACGGATACGGAAACGGAACCGGAGGCGGAGACGGATAATGTTATAATATATGTGATGGTTTCTCCAAACTCATCAATGTTCGTATGTAGCTCAGTTGGTAGAGACTTGGCGCGCGGGTTCAAGTCCCGCCATGCGGACGGCTCTCATGTAGCTCAACGGGATAGAGCGGGCGCCATGCGTGGTGAAAGGTTGCGGGTTCAAATCCTGTCATGAGAAGTACTGGGTCTTTGTCCGTTTATGTACCAGTATAAAAACATAACGGCACGCCAAGCCCCAGGCGTTAAACGGGGTGGTCTCATGTAACTCAGTGGTAGAGCGGGCATAGCCCGCTCGTGTTGCGGGTTCGACTCCTGCCATGAGCAATACCCTCAGCACTGGGTAAATAACAAAAAGAAATTGAATACTATTAGAAACCAGATATCGGGGCGTGCTGGCCCCATTCTTTTACCATGTATAAACCATAGTATAATATAGGCTAAACTATAATCTATAGGTGTAAATATGCCGTCCTCATTTCCAATACATTCTCCTGAAACATTTAATGACTACCTTTCACACTGTAACGATTTACAATACTGGTGGGCTGTTAAAAACCTGAAGGATATGTATAACGATTGTTGGGATTACATCATAGACGATGAACTAAAAGCACAATTCACTATTGAGACTGCTTCAGAATTACGCTACTTAATAACCAAAGAACTCAACTTGGTTAAGCGTGTCATCACTGAGATTTCAACCATATACAAAAAGCCAGCTGAAAGAAAGGCCGTTATAGGTGACGGTGAAGAAGAAATAATTGATGAAAATTACGAGGCATTAAAAGAAAAGATACCGCTTGATGTCATTATGGCCAAATGTAACGAGCTAACAAACTTAACATACGCCACATTAGTTATGCCTATATGGAGAGAGTCTGGTCTTGACTATGATTTAATTAACTTCGATAACGCACAGATAGCAACAGACCCAGATGACTGGAAAAAGATAATAGCTCTTAAATACTACATAGGTAAATCATTGCCATATAGCAGGGTTTCAGAAGAAAGCACATCACAAACTGAAATACACCCGCAAGGTAGCCACCAATCAGATGGATATGGTGATTATACAAAATACAGCAAAGGTTTTATTTATACTACAGAAAGCGAAGAGTTTGAACCACGGCTTAGAGGTAAAATAATCAAGTTCAGAAGCGATGGCAAAGATAAAGAAGTATTTGAAGAAATAATTGATAATCCATACAAAGACAAAGAAGGGAAAGTCATTATTCCTGGGACATTAGTTCTCAAAAGCTGGCCTGTGGATAGACTTATTAAATACACAGAAAACAGCGATTTAATGGATTTAAATATAAACACGGCTATTAACCTAATACACCTTAACAACAATATGCAGCTACAGTCTTATAAACAGATAGTAGCCGTTACACCAGAGCCGGACAAGCTGCCCAAGTCATGGCAATTAGGTCCCAATTCAGTAATTGGTATCACATCGGAGCGGGATAACCCAACCTCAGTTAATACACTTGACCTACAAACAGACATGCAGCAGTTTTATGATGTTATCTTAAACAGGATACAAACATCGCTTGCACAATTTGGTATCAGTGCTGAGAACTTCACAAGAAGCGGAACGCCTGAAAGCGGATTCAAATTAAAGGTGAAAAAAGAGGGATTGTTAGAGCAAAGAGAAAAACAGCTTCCACTATACCGAATAGCAGAAAAAGAAATATTTGAAAAGACACGTATTGTGTGGAACTATCATAACCCAGATGAGGCCATAAACGAAGAGGCTAAATTCGAGATTGATTTTGCAGACCCAACGTTTATTAACGATAAAACAGAAGAAAATGAAAACTGGATAATCAAGATTGATAATAATATTGCATCTAAGGTTGATTGGATACGTTCAGAAAACCCAGACTTGGATGATGACGCAGCACAACAGAAACTCGATGAGAATAAGGCTATAAACGACCTGAACCAAGTACAGATAAAACCAATAACAAACGAGACCGGAGAAACCGATGAAAAAAGCAATGGAAACACTGAGGAAAGCAATAGCGGAGCTGCAGAGACAAAAAAAAGCACTTGATGCAGAAAAAGAAGAGCTAGTTATTGACCTCAAGGTAAACGACACAAGACAAGAAGAAGTCTTAAACGAGATAGGCCAGATAACCGCAGGGCTGCAAATGCTACAAGGTGAAGCGCCAATAGTAAACAAGCCAGTAAAGAAGAAGGTTACAAGAAGAAAATAAATGGCTAGTATAGATGATGTTTTTACCCGTGTTCGTGAGTCGGTGTCTGACATAGCAGATAGATTCATAGGTGAATCGGAAGCGATAGCCAGAAAAGCGGCATCGGGGGTAACAAATCTACTCAACCAAAAAGCAAATGATAAAAACATAGCTTTAACTACTTCTGAAGTACGGCGCGTTCTTAAAGATAGCGGAGTTAATAAACAAATAACCGACTTGTTAGGTGAAGGATACCAGAAAATAGCAACCGACACTATCGGTGCCTATAAAGAACTAATCAATCCTGACTTAGTATTCAATGATGAGCAGCTTGCTAACCTGTCAAGGTTACAACAGATAGACGGTGAATCATTCGAGGAAATATTAAATAACGCTACATCTGAAATAAGCAGGTCAATTAAAGGCGTGCAGACTGGTACAAGCACAATAGATGCCGCACTTTTGAACATAGACAAAACGATAACTAATAGACTTGTCAACAATATGCAAACTAATATAGATACTGCTACAAGTGCCTTTCATCAAAACATAACAATTACACTAGCCGAAGATGTAGGGCTTAATCAATTCAAATACATCGGGCCACTTGACGGAAGAACACGGCCATTCTGTAGGCGTTCAGACGTTATTAACCAAATAAAAACACTTGCAGAATGGGACAAGCTAGATAACGGTCAGATAAATCCCGTTTCGGCTTTTCGCGGTGGTTATCGGTGCCGTCACCAACTAACCCCCGTTATACAGGGCGTGTAACATGGCAACAACGATTAACACCAAAGGCGCAACAATCAAGATAAACCTTGACGGCACAATACGAGTAATAAAAAACCTAGATAAAATAGATTTACCAATGGACCAGGGCGCACAAGGAATAGTAAGAACAGATATTCTTGATAACTGGTCAAAGAGACAAGGTGGGGACGGGGCGTCTATGCCTAGGCTATCCGGCGCATACGCAAGAAGAAAAGCAGCCGGAAAAGTGAGAGTAGGCAACGACAACAGAGGCGGTGACCCTATTAGAAACCTACTTTTGACAGGCGATATGCAGAGAGCGTTTCATGTGTTTAAGATAAAAAGGAATAGTTATAAATTAGCCTTTGACACAGACAAAGAAAACACCAAGGCAACAAATAACCATAAATTAAGCAACGACCATATGATGAAAGTAAGTAAAAAAATAAGAAAGAAATATGTAAGGTTTATAAACAAAGCATTATTTAAGGGCGCAAGATGAGCATAAACAGAGTACACAACATAGAGGAAGACCCGTTATGGACAACCACAAAAATAGTAGACTCCACAGGCTCTGAATGGAAAGTAGAGGCTAATGGTGGAATGCCTATAAATATACAAGACCAAACATCTAAACCAATAGATGCATATTTTGCCAGGTCATTAAGCAATTTTACATTGTCTGCAGATACTGGCGTTAGTGGTATAGCGGTGGGAACATTTGTTTATACTTTCACAGCCACGGCAGGTCATGGAATATCAGCAACGGATGAAATATTACTTTTAGATGTAGCACTAGATAGGAGCTTTTTTGCTGTTGTAACAAATGTGGCAACAAACGTGATAACAGTAGATAGACCAATTGACCATGATTTTACTGTGGCGGTGACAACTTTGGGAAGGGTTGTATCAACACAAATGAACGTTAATGGTTCAGTAACTCCCATTGTCTTTAGTGCGAGAGCTGGTGTTAATGAAATAGATTTCACACGATTCATAATACGTATGCTCGACTCTACATCAATGGATGACGGCAAGTTCGGAGGAATTACAGCCCTCACAAACGGCCTAGTATTTAGGATTGTAAACTCATTCCAAAAAACGATATTCAATTTTAGAACAAATGGAGAAATAGCTAATTTTTGTTTTGACACGAAATATGCAGACAGGGCACCCGGCGGACAGTATGGTTTTTCGGGCAGGATTACATTTGCGGGCCCATCTAAACATGGTGTCACCTTGCGCATAGGCACAGATGATGTTTTACAATGGGTTGTGCAGGATGATTTAACCGGTCTTGATGTTTTACAAGTAGTAGGACAAGGCCACGAAGTAACAGATTAAGGATATAAAATGACACCAGCAACATATAATTATGGAGACCAAGTACGGGGCGATACTATTGGAGTGCGGACTGTGACTATTGTTATAGACAGCTCACCCGCTTCTTTGTCTTCAGCACGAATGAACATTAGAAGAAATAACGGAGCGCTTGTATTTAATGTGTCACCAACTGTTAACAGTAACGTAGTAACTATACCAGCGATAGCAGCAGCAGACACGGCAAAGTTTCCCGTAGAACAATTAAAATATGATTTAGAAGTTACCCTGTCTGACAGCACTGTACATACATACATGGGTGGTACTATAAACATAGTAACGGATTTCTCTTATGTCTAATGTAAGCATATCAGTAGCAGAAACCACGCAAGAAATAGTATTAACTATTGTCGGTGGTGGTCTTACAACTATACTAAGAACAACGTCAAGCCCTGTAAATACAAAGGGTGATTTATACACATACAGCACAGAAGATGCACGGCTTGCAGTAGGCTCAAACGGACAACTATTACAGGCCGATAGTTCAGAAACAACGGGACTTAAATGGGCCAGTGTAGCTGGTACGGGTGACGTTACAGCAGCAGCCGTTCTGGTAGACGATACTATCATAGTTGGTGATGGTGGCGCAAAAGGGGTTAAAGATTCATCTGCTACAATAACCGACATAACGAATAATAGCGCAAAGACCAGCAACGCCACACATTCCGGAGATGCTACAGGCGCTACAGCGTTAACACTAGCCACAGTAAACAGTAATGTCGGTAGTTTTACAGCATCTAACATAACTGTAAACGCTAAAGGACTAATAACAGCGGCCTCAAGTGGTGCGGGTGGTGGTGATGTTACTGGCCCTGCTTCGGCAGTAGATGAAAACATTACAGTATTTGACAGTACCACGGGAAAGCTAATAAAAGACAGTGGTACTAATATTAGCGCAGTAACGGCTAACACAGCCAAAGTAACAAACGCGACTCACAGCGGCGATGTAACTGGAGATACAGCACTAACAATAGGCGCTGACAAAGTAAAAGACACCCATGTTGACTGGGGAACGGGAGCCGGACAAGTCTCAGCCGTTGATGTCCCTATTGCAGATAGTGGCGCAATTATAACGGCTACAGAAGTAGAGGGTGCGTTACAAGAAAACAGAACGGCGATTAACCTTAATACTAGCAAGACCACAAACGCAAATCACACGGGTGATGCTACTGGCGCTACGGCGCTAACCATAGCGGCAGACGCAGTAACATATGCAAAGATGCAGAACGTTGTAGCAGATGACCGCATATTAGGCAATATAGCCGGAGCGGGTCAAGTAGTAGCAGAATTAACAGCAGCCGAAGTAAGAACGATGATAAACGTTGCGGATGGTTCTACAGCCAACGCGGGAACGGTGACGAGTGTAGCAGCCGGAAACGGTTTGGATTTTACGTCTATAACATCTTCAGGAAGTGCGGTTCTTGGAACTCCTGGAACATTAACAAGCGCAACAAGTGATGCTGTTACAAGCACAAGCCATACACACGCAATTACAACGGGTATAGCAGATACAAACATAGTAAAAGTAGACAGTGCAAGCGCTGCCGATGACGAATACGCAAGATTTACGGCTGCTGGCCTTGAATCCAGAAGCGTAGCAGAGACAAAAACGGATTTGGGATTTATTACCGATGTAGTAGATGATACTACACCGCAACTAGGCGGCGATGTTGACATGAATTCAAACGGGTTTATGTTAGTATCTCAGACTGTTGGTGGTAGTGATGACGAAGCGGTTTATTTATCCGGTTCGGCTACATGGAGCCAGACGGACGCAGATGCAGAAGCCACAGCAACTAAGCAGGTAGGTATAAGAATAAGTGCGACAACTGTTTTAACATATGGACCATATACCACATCAGGACTAACAGCGGGAAGCACATATTATTTAAGTACTACCGCGGGCGCAATAACTACAACCGCTCCAAGTGGTTCAGGCGATATAGTAAGAATAATCGGGTATGCAAACAGCACAACAGAACTTTTTGTAGACCCTAGCAAATCATGGGTGGAGATAGCATAATGGCAGTACTAGACCTATTCTCGTATAAAGACTTTACGGGCAAGACACTAAAAGGAAGCACTATTCCTCCAGGGGAAATAATTGGTTCCTGTTTTGCACAAGAGGGAGACGATATGTATGATATTTTTCCTGATAAAATGACGGGTGTAGCGTTCAGTAAATGCAATCTTGATAATGTTGTTGTACCCGCTGGAAACACTATAAACAATGATAGTTGGAACAGAAACATAACTTTGCAGAACGATTTAGAAGACTGGGTGTGTGACAAGTCAACAAAAGAGCCAATTGAGCCA